GGCAATACTTCATCAAGCATATTGGCGACGTTAACAAATTGGTTGGCAACCCTACTCTGATTGCATACAAGGAGGATAGTTCTTTCCTCGACTGGATGGAAGGTGAGATAAATAAGGAGACATATACAGCTGGGACGATTGCGAATCATAAGGCTGCGCTTGCGGTACTAAGGCGGTTTAATGAAGGTATGACCTTCACGCAGATTGATTATAAATGTATATGCGATTTCGAGAACTTCCTAAAGAATGCTGGATATGCGATTAATACCATAGCAAAGTTTATGAAGATATTTCGTCGATTTGTCAATCTCGCTATCGATGAGGAACTGATGACAGTCTATCCTTTTCGTAAATATCACATCAAGACGGAGAATGTTCAGAAGCAATCACTGACAGAGAGAGAACTGAGGCGGATAGAAGAGAAGGAGGTAAAAGAAGAACTTACAGAAGAGGAGAGAAAGGTTATTAAAGGTTTTCTATTTAGCGTCTATTCTGGTCTTCGTTTTTCGGATATTATACAAGTAACCAAGCAGCACGTCAAGAATATCTATCGGAATAAGTGGGTGGTGATGCGTATGCAGAAGACTGACCATGAGGTGCGAATACCTATCTCTAAGATGTTTGGAGGAAAGGCTGCTGCGCTGGTGCAAGAGAACAAGACTACGACAGGTAAACTCTTTCAGTTGCCTTGTAACGCTCGCTGTAACTTGGTACTTAAGCGTGTGCTTAAGCGGTTCAATATACATAGGCACATTACTTTTCATTGCGCAAGGCATACGTGCGCTACCGTGCTACTGAGTAAGGGTGTGAGCTTACCTATTATACAACACATATTAGGTCATCAGAGCATTAAGACAACGCAGGTGTATTCAGCTGTGAAAGACACAACTATTAACAAGGAGATACGAAGAGCGTTTAGGTAAGGGTTCCATCGGGACTAAATTTCAAAACCTCACAATAAAATGTTTTGCAGAGCTTCGGTACTTCACTTCCTTGAAGAACGAAAGAGAAATGTTTAAAAATACTACTTTCGGAACTATTGAATTGCCAGAAGGGCTAAGTAAGGTTCCTCATTCTATGTTTCGTTTTAGTCAAGGAGAAAATGTAATTATACCTTCTTCTGTAACAGCTATTGATGAACTTTCCTTCAACAGCGCAAGGATAAAGAACTTGGTATTCAAAGGCGACACGCTTATCGAAAAAATCTATTATTGGGGATTCCTTTATGCACGTATAGAGAATTTGTACGTCGCTCCTCATTTAGTGGAAAAGTACAAGCAAAGTTCAATATGGGGTTCTCAAAAAATGCAGGGACACTTGGGAAATATCTTACCACTCAGCGAGTATCATTCTTGATACTCACTGAGTGGATGCAATCGAGATAGATAAGGAAAATTTTTCCACGCTTCTTTGTATCTTGATAACGCAGTATCTGGTACATATACCTTTAAATCCGAAGGGATATGACCGTAGGTATTTACATTGAAAAAACCTCTATCTGTGAATGGTATTTCGCTACAAATTACCACTATTTTAATGTTTTCACTAAAAAGGAAAGTTCGATATCCATGAGATTTAACTGTGGATGGAATCCATACCTCTTTTAGATTAGGTATATCTCTAAAAATATCAGCGTTTAAACGCTCTATTTTGAAATGACGTAATGCTTTTAAACTTACAATCTTATTATTGTTGTAAAATTTAGTCCCGATGGAACTAACGGCAGCGGCTTCCTCCATACTTAGCTCTCCATCACCGTCCTTATCCCAATTTTCCACGCAAATGCGCTTTACTTCTGGGTCCTCGAAGCGTATCCACCACTTAGCGATGTTCAGCTTGAGTTTTGGATAGTGCGTCATTAGCGCATCGTAGGTGTCACGATATGCGCCTGTGGTGAGGTTGATAGTGCCGTCTAAGACAGGGTAAGGGTCGTTGCCATATTGACCTTCAGCGTCGATGCCTTGATAAGTACCGTCTACCAACTGAGATAGTTTGTCGAATGCTCGTCCGTCCGTAAAGGTTTCATTGAAGCCCACACAGCGCACGTAACGCAGGGAGTGAGGAACTTGTCCGACCTGTGCATCCATGATGTCAATGAGTTTCTTCACTGGCTGGAGGTTATCACAGCCACTAACGAAGTAACTCATAACGTTAGGAGCACACGCTTCTGTGTTGCACTTCTCATTGGTGAGTTTGTCGAGGTTCTTTAACTCAACGTATGATGTGGTAGCAGGATAATCTACTTCTTCGAGTGCACCACCATCAGCAAAGTGTGCTTCGGTTAGCGATGAGCCACCAGCGAGGAACTTACGCAGACGGAAGTTACTGCGCATATCAAGCGCACCTCCGAGCGTAGATATATTCTGAACATCAATTTCCTCTAACGAGGTAGTATTACCGAGCGTAAGCGAAGCTATGAGTATCTTCACCTTCTGTTCGTTCTCATCACCGAGTTTCAATCGCTTGAGTCGCTTACCAATGATTGACAGCGCACCGTTAATTACATACGAACTCCAATCGCCAATATCGAGCAGGTAGTCAGCTGACTTGACAGATAGCTGCTGGTCAGACGTACCGTTAATGTCGACGACTATCTCGCAAGGCTTACCTGCATCTGTACGAGCACCACGCATGATTGTGGTACCGTATGCGATTGTAGGGTATAGCTTCATTGCAGGTGTTAATCGCAAAACGATTGAGTTAGTTGTAGCATCAGCCTGTGCAGAGGTACGAACAGTAATCGCACCTTCAGCCGTCTTTGCGTCGTAATCACCGAAGCTGTACTTAGACATAAGGTACTGGATGCGCTTCTTGACCCACGCTACCTCAGGCGACTTTCCATCACCGAGAGACTGACCCAGTGGGTCGGTGTCGTTAGTATATTTGCCTTGCAGCATAGCGAGCTTCATTTTTTCATACATCTTGCCATCCTCATTGTATAGCATAGATGAGAAGTTATCAATCACAGAGAAATAATACTTCTCGAAGTATGCAAAGAGCTTCTGCTGGTGCGTACCTTTCTGCAACCCTCCGAGTTCCTCCATCTTCGCAAGCATACGACGCATCATCTGCGCACGTTCCTCTGGATATGCCTGCTCCATCAAGTTCCAAAGAACGGACTTCTCACCGTTCCATACTGGCGTGCCGTCTTCATAGGTATCGTGGTACTCTACCCAGTAGGGTTTCTTCATTAAACCTTGGTTGATTACCGTCAGGATAGTATCAAGGTCATCCTGACGAAATTTCCATTTACTCTTTGCCATGTTTATTCTTTATTAAAGTTATACGGATATATGTTCTTTGCGCAGTTATCCGTCGCTGCCTTCAACTCTACGTATAACTGATGAAAAAGTAGGTCCATGATGTCCCAATCCTGTGGCTGCTCAGCACGGAACTTCTGAATACGTGCTGCCTTGAATAGCTCATTGAGTTGAACTGCATCACTAACCGAGTTGAATATCGCCTCAGTTAATCCATACTTATCGCCAACTAACTGCTGGCGGAGATTAACTATCGACACACCGCTATCGAGTGTTGAAGGACAGAATTTCTTATACAAGCTATCGTAATAGAATAGGTTGTATTGATTAGGGTCACCTTCTTTCGCAATCCAATACTCTATATGTGTTGAGTGTGGATCAGCGTTCAACTCGTCAAGAGTTCCATTGAAAGGCTCAATGAATGTATTGCACGAATAGGTGATATTATAAGCTGTGATATACGACTCTACGAGCTGCTCTGCACGTTGACGAGTCTCATTGTCTGCTGTTGTCTTATCATCCGCTGGGAGGTCAGCATAATCCAAGTCCCAGCAGTTCTCCCACGAAAGTTCAGAAACTTGGTACTGATATGCTTCTTCCTCCGTGTTGTAGCGGATGCGTCGCTTATCCCAAGGCACTTGATACAAGGTAAGGCGAGGAGAGTTGTCAGAGCCTTCAATAGACAGGAGGTCAGGGAAAAGGTCCTTATCATATCCGAAGGTTGCAGCATCGCCTTTGTCTGGTCCTATGGTGAACAAACCGACAAACTTGTATGTAACAGTACCGTCCTCTGCGGTCTGCTTCTCGAAGCCTACGAATGTCTCTTGGTATATTGACACACGTGCTTCGCTGTTCTGTTCGATACCCTCGTTAGTCAAGCCTACCGCCTTCCATAGGTCGGTAAATGAATTTACAGAACCCATCTTGTGATATTGCATTGAAGAAGCGATATTCTTCTTTCCTGTCAGCTTTGAGATTTTCGGCAGGTTCTTGAACAACTCAAACTTCTTCTGCGCAGTCTGTCCATCTTCATACACGATGGTCGTATCCTTAGCTACTTTCGCTTTCCAATTCCATAGATAATAGAGCATAGAAGATGTACCTTGACCTTGCAGCTGAAGATTGGTAATCGTCAAGCGGTTAAGGTTCGTATTTCCATCCTTAGGGTATATCTCGAGTGTTCCCTTTGGACGATAAGACTTGCCGTATTCGTATGCTGGGAGTGGCTTATCGAAAGTAAAGACATTCACCTTGCCACGCACCTTGTCAAAGTCGACTGTGGTACCGAGCGTGTCGTAGATGTCATTGTCTAACTTTTCAGCACTCTTCTCACCTACGGTTGCAAGTGCATTGATGTAATCTTGATGCACGTTAGCAGCATCCATTGCACTGTCGTATATACGAATGGAATAGAGGTCAACATCCGCTTTATCTGAGCCAATAACAATGTCACCACCTGAACCTATCTGCATAGAATCGGTAAGCAAGTAGGCGAACTTACGAGCTTCAATGCCGTCAATGTAGAGGTACACGAGGTTAAGATAGTACGTGTTTCCATTCAAGACATAGGTGTACTTCTTAGGACTAATCACGAGTGCCAATCGAATACGCACACCATCATCTGTGCTCATCGCTTGTACATCAGGATTACGCTCGCTACGAGTTGCGAACATAATAGAAGACGGCTTAACCTTCAGACCGATATAACCTTTCTGGTAAGGCATAGCTATCGAGATACACTCTGCATTGTAGTCAGACGTGTTATTAATCTGATAGTCAATTTCGATAGTCTTACCACTCTGTGCAGCCTCCTTGGCGAATGGCTTATAATCAATAGTAAGGCGAGAGCCTGCGAGCAGTCGCAATGTGCGTGCACCTTCATCGTCCGTCACCCAGCCGTCACGTGAGAAGGCTACGTTCTGCCAATTAGAACCGACATGATCAGAGTTGATAAGATTGCGGAGGACATTGCGGTCGGTGTCGGTGTTGTTTCTATTCTTCGCATTGAAATAGAATACCGCTCCAGCTGTTGCTGAGTAACCTTGTGAGTTATCCACAGGGAAAGGAATTGCATCACGTAGACGCACCTCGTCTGTTGGGTGAGTTCTGAATCCGATTAACGCTGTAAAGTCAGAGTTATCGATTGTCTCGACCTCAAGAGATAAGGTATATTGCATCTTGGTCTGTGTCAGCGTATTCTCAGACACATTCTCTTGCAACACCTCGTTATCCTTCTTCATCAAGATTGAGAGTGGTGTTGTAACAGCCTTGCCGTCATATACAGCGTATTCCAACACCTTATTTTCGTACCAGTTAAGTAGCTTCTCCGCCTTGTTGTTCACGACTACCATCTTAACCGCTTCGTTATTAGCTACCGCCATGAAGTCGTAGCCTACTGGAGTAGTCTGAACGGTGTTGTCTTCATTCGATAGCCAAGCAGACAGATGGAAAAGCCCCGTCTTATTCGTAAATGGCACGGTATATGCCACTGGCGACGAGGTATAAGTTGCGGTACCGAACTGTCGCTCATACGTCTGCTCGTAGCCTTCACCTGTAATCTTCACGTGTAGTGTTTTACTGATGTTACCACTGATGTAGCAAGGTAATACAATATCACCTTGGTATGCCTTCCACCAGTTGAACTCAGATATAGAAAGGAAGAGTGCAGACAGCGTAATCGAATACACCAACGCAGGGGAGGTTTGCCCCGTCACCTCACCCGTGATCTTCACCATGATGTTATTCTGACCACTCTCAAGGAACTTGAACACATCAACAGTGGTAATCGTATTAGACTGACATCTACCACGAGCCTTACTAACGAAAGTTCCATCACCAGCCTTAGCGAAGATTTCGTATGTTCCCCACTCACCGCTATCTATATAATCCGCTTGCCCGACATCCTTAGTGCGAGACACGAACATAAACTTAATCGTACACTCACCTGCTGACTTAGAAGCTGAGAGAGTAGTAGAAGGAGACTGATTGATAGCACGCAAGTAATAGAGGATAGTCTGCTGCTGTCCTCCACCTCCTTGTCCAATATTAAGTTCAGACAGCTTCATTGGGACCCACTGATCACCGTTCCATACGAGTACACATGTCTCGGAGGTGAGTTCGTCAACCTCAGTATTTACATTTGAAATCTGTCCGAGTG